ACGTGCGCGGACGGCCAGCGGTTTGATCGCACGATCTGGTTCAAGCAACCGGTCGGGGCGTGGTGGATCAATAAGGATGCCGACGACCAAAGCTACTACGTGGCAGATATCGGTAACGACCTGATCGACAGCGGCACTACCGCTACTGCTGTCAAAGCATTTCCGGTCGGTGTGGTTGAGCTTGTGCCTGCTGTGATTCAGGGTTCTTTGTTACTGGTGAAACTGGGCGGGATGGACACGCTTCCGGCTGGATTCAATTACTGCGATTTCCGCATTGACTGCGCCAATGGCGAACGCTTCTACCGAAGCATTCAATTCAATAGGGTGGATAACTGATGATCGATGCTTCCAAATTTCCGAGGGTTCCGGTAGTACCTGTTGCCGATGTTGGCCAGCCACCGCCGGACAGGATCGAGAGTATAACGGTTGAGCGGGAGAAAACTAAGTTGGGCTCCGTTGGTAGTGCGCAGAATAGTGTTCTGGCACCGAAGACAATGGCTTTCCAAGATGGCCGCTATTACGTTGTCACCGCCGGCAAGTAGCTGCTTAGAAATTCTTCTCAGCTTTTAAAGAGTTGAGAATTGGGAATCCGCATCATGCGGATATGACGACGCCAACCACTCAGCAGACCGCAGCCCGTTCCGCTACCGATCCCCGGATCATGCCGCCGCTTTCGCGTGGCGCAGAGCTCGTCCCATCCACCTACAACGAGGTCGACAACACGATCGACGTCGTTTGGACGACTGGTGCAATGGGCCGCCGCTACGACTGGTACAACGATACTCCGTACGATGAAGAGCTTCTGGTCACACCAGAAGCGGTCGACATGACACGCTTTGATAAGGGCGTCGTTCAGGTCATTGATAACCATGACATCCGAGGTGGTGTCAATTCGATCCTCGGAGTTGCAGTACGCGGCAGCATCCAGAACGGCGAAGGCAGTGCAACGCTACGCCTGTCGAGCCGGCCCGAAGTTGCCGGAATCGTCGCCGATATCAAGGCCGGCATTATCCGCTCGATCAGCTTCACCTACCGCGTTTCCAAGTACGAGATTACCCGCGCCATCGACCGTACCGATGGCATCAACGTGCCGCTGTACCGCGCCGTCGCGTGGGAGCCGTACGAGATCAGTTTTGTGACCGTCCCGTTCGACGCTGGCGCAAGTTCGCGCAGCGCGCCGCAGGACGGTCACCCATGCGAATTCATTACCCGGGCGCCCGCCCTTTCCGCTCCATCCAACCAGGAAGACAACATGACCATTGCTACCCAGCTGGGCGCCCAGACTCCAGCGCCTGTCGATCCAACCCGTGCCGCTCCTACGCCAGCCCCGGCACCAGCACCCGCTGCGCCGGCCGTCACCGACGATGTCGCTTCGCGCGCTGCGCAGGATGCCGCAACTCGCTCGGCTGACATCATCGAGCTGTGCGCCCGCCATGGCGTCACCGGCCTGGCCGCCGGCCTGATCCGTGGTGGCAACTCGGTCGACCAGGCACGCACTGCCGTGCTGGACGAAATGGCCCGCAACTCGACCGCGAGCGGTGGCCACCAGAACACCCGCATCCAGATGGTGGGCGACGTTGAGCAAACGCGCATGGCCGGCATGGAAGAAGCGATCATGCACCGCGTGTACGCCAGCACGAAGATGACCGAGAACGGCGCCCAATTCCGTGGCATGAGTTTGCTCGAACTGGGTCGTGACTTCCTGGAAGCGCGTGGTGTTTCGACACGTGGCATGGATCGCATGCAACTGGCCACGAATATGTTGAACTTCCGTTCGGCTGGCATGCACGGCACCAGCGACTTCGCAGCTCTGTTTGGCAATGTTGCCAACAAACGCATGCGTGATGCTTACGCTGAGAACGCAGGCACGTACACGCAGTGGGCGCGCCGTGCGCCGAATGCGCCTGACTTCAAGAACATCAACATCGTGCAGATGTCTGGCGCGCCAGAACTGCTCCGGACCAATGAGCACGGCGAGTTCAAGTACGGCACGATGGTCGACGCGGGCACGTCTTACGGTCTCGTGACGTATGGCCGCATGGTGTCGCTCACCCGCCAAGCCATCATCAACGACGACTTGCGCGCATTCGAGAAGCTGGTTACCGCGTTCGGCGCAAGTTCGAGCCGCCTGGAAAACCGTCTGGTGTACAGCCAGCTCATTGGCAATCCAGTAATGGGCGATGGCAAGCCGCTGTTCGACGCTGCTCACAAAAACATCGCGACGGGCGCTGGCTCTCTGCTGACGCTGGACGCACTGAAGGCCGGCCGTAAAGCCATGCGTTTGCAGAAAGGTCTGGCAGGCGAAGAGCTGAACCTGGCGCCGAACTTCCTGATCGTCCCTGCCTCGCTTGAGCAGGATGCTTACGCTTTGACCAGCGCGAACTACGTGCCGGCCAAGCAAAGTGACATCAACGAATTCCGCATCGGCGGTCGTACCGCCGTTGAGCCGATCGTCGAACCAGTTCTGGACGGCCTGAGCGAAACGGCATGGTTCCTCGCCAGCAGCAACAGCCAGGTCGACACCGTCGAGTACTGCTACCTGGACGGCGCGGAAGGCCCGGTCATCGAAAGCCAGAATGGTTTCGAAGTTGACGGTGTGACCTGGAAGTGCCGCCTGGACTTCGCGGCCAAGGCCGTTGACCACCGTGGCCTGTACGAAGGCGTCGGCAAGTAAGCCGCTGCTGTCAGCCCATCCATCTACCACAGGAATCGAACATGAAGAATTTCATCCAGAGCGGTTGTACCTTGACCGTCATTGCCCCGGCCAACTTGCTGGGTGGCCAAGCTGTGCTGGTCGGCGCGATCTTTGGCGTTGCCTGCGGCGACGCTGTGCAGGGTGCAGAGGTCGAGGTCAACCGCTTCGGTGTCTACGCACTGGCCGCCGTGCAGGCCGATACCGGCGCGACCGGCGTCAAGATGTATTGGGACAACACCGCCAAGCGTCTGACCACGACTGCCACCAACAATACCCTAGTCGGCGCATTGGCCGCCGCCAAGGGCGGCACCGAGACTACCGCGACCGTGCTGCTCGACGGCGTCATTCGCTAACCCACGCGCATGCTCTTCGCCAACCTCCAGCTGGCCGCGAACAGCGCAGTCTTGAACCACCTGGCTAATAAGCAGGTGACGATTGGCGGCGCGGTTGTGCCTGGCATCTTCCGCAACCTGGCCAGCGAAGCGCAGCTCGGCATGGGTGTGGCGTCCAGCAGCCCGGTCGTCACAGTCGCGAGTAGCGCCGTGATGGTCGAGCCGGTTGGCAAGCAGATTACGATCGACGCAGTGCGTTACGAGATCGTCGACGCCGACCCGGACAACACCGGCCTGACCATCCTCACGCTGACCGTGGCCGCATGAGGACCGCGTTCGCAAACGTCGTGAGCGCAGTCATCGCGGCGCTGGAGGCGCAGCCGCCAGTGTGCAACGCGATCTACCGCGCGCGGGCCATGGCAGTGCCGGAGCAGGACAAGCTGGCGATCAGCGTGCAGTGGGACCAGTCGGTGCCAACTGGCGGCACGATCAACGGAGCGCCCATCGACTGGACGACCCGTCTAACCGTCGAATGCTATGCAAGCGGCACTAGCGAGAGCGGCGACCTCGCGGTCGACCCGTTGCTCAAGGCTGTGTTCGAACGCCTGGCCGCCAACTCGACACTGGACGGCGTCGTCTCCGATCTGCAAGTGATCGGCATCGAAGCCGAGAACACGACAGAAGGAAAGAAAACCGGGTGGGTCCGACTCACCTATACCGCAGATCACCGCACCAGCAACTTCACATTGAGCTGACATGAATATCGACAAGACGCAAGCCGCGCCGCACGAGCGCGAGATCCCGCCGCCACCTGGTGGCGGTTCCTGGACCTTCGACCGGGACTCGTGGGAGTGGGTCTCGAATGATCCAGTTCCAGCCCCTGCCGACGAAACACCAGCCGCAGCCGTCGAGTACGACAGCACGGCCAACCAGGAGTAAGCGATGCCCCGCCTGATCAAGAACACCCTCGTCACCGCCAAAGTGCAGACGACCCCTGGCATGGATGCGGTGCCAACCGGTGCGGCCAATGCCGTGCTCATGTCGGAAGGCAGCATTACGCCGCTCGACGCACAAGCTATCGACCGCTCGCTGATTCGTGGCTACTTCGGTGGTAGCGAGCAGCTCGTCGGCCCGGCGAGCGTCAAGCTGACCTATGCGGTCGAGCTGGCCGGTTCCGGCGTTGCCGGTACCGCGCCGGCCTGGGGCCAGCTGCTGCAAGGCTGCGCCGTCGCCGAAGGCATGCTGACTACCCCGGCGCGTGTGGAATACACCCCAGTGTCCACGTCGCTCAAGATGCTCACTCAGTACTACTACGACGATGGCGCGCTGCACAAGCTGCTGGACTCAATGGGTAATTGCACTTTGTCTGCGAAGGTGGGCGAACGCCCAATGCTGCGCTTCGAGTGGACTGGGCTGGACGGCGGTATCGCTGTGGTCCCGAACGCCACTGGCGTCTTCACGCCGTGGAAGAAGCCGGTCGCTATGACCAAGGCTAACGTGATCGACATCACGCTCGGCGGCACGTACGCTGCGGGCGCGCTCAGTGGCGGTACGGTCTACAACAGTACGGGCCTCGAGCTGAACTTCGGCAACGTGGTGAACTTTAGCGCAATGCTCAGCACCGAGACCGTCGATATCTCGGACCGCCAGTCGACTGCCACCCTCGAACTGGAACTGACGGCGGCGCAGGAGGTCGCGATGATGGCGTCGGTCAAGGCCAACGAGACGCAGGCATTGGGCTTCACCATCGGCACTGCTGCCGGCAACAAGGTGCTCGTCTTCGCACCCGCAGCCCAGCTGACCAACCCGCGCAAATCTGAACTGAACGGCAAGCGCCTGATCGGTTTCGACGTGCGCCTGGTCCCGGTCAACGGCAACGACGAGTGGCGCATCGTCGTCCTGTAACAAACAACCCCATCCACAACTGAAAGGAAACGCCATGGCGTTCAAACTCGTAGTACTGAACAAGCTCCCTGTCCGCGTCAAAGGCGCACTGCCAGGCGAGGACGGCAAAGCGACCGCCTTTGATTTCACTCTGCACTGCAAGCGTCTCAGCCAGGCTGAAATCGACGCTGTCATGAACAACAAAAAGGGCGAGGTCAAAGCCTTTGTTCAAAACGTTGCTGAAGGTTGGGATGGCGTCCTTGATGCCAATGGTGAGCCAGTCTCATTCGCCAGCGACAAGCTCGACCAAATGATCGACAACGCGGGCCTGCCGATGTTGATCATGCATGCCTATCTGGAACAGGTGTCGGCCACCGCAAAAAACTGACGGAGGTCGTGCGCCTTTTGGCGCGCGGCCAAATCGAGTTTGGCCGTGACGAGCCAGCCGAACAAGATCATGTCAACGATGCGCTTGCCGCCATGGGTCTCTGTGCCGAGGGCGGCGTAGCGCTGCAGGAAGATGAGTACTGGCTTTGGCCAGAGAACAACGAAGCCTTTTCGATGTGGCTTTCGGTGCAGACCCAGTGGAGCGCCGGGATGGGTGGGGCGACAGGTCTCAATTACCCCGGCGTCGAAACATGCCTCCGACTGCGGGGGCTAAAGAAGAAGGCGCAGCAGAAGCTCTTTCTGCTGATTCAAATGATGGAGCGCGCTTGCTTGGAAGAGTGGGCGCAGAAGCGAAAGACCTAGGAACGGAATGACCTCCCCACGCGCACTTATTGAAATGGTTGTCGACGGCGCTGCTGAGAGCCGGCGGCGTGTGGAGAGTGTCGCTGATGCACTGCGCCAGATGAACGGTCAGTCGCTCCAGAACATCTCGAATCAGATGAATTCGCTGAACGAGCGGTTCACTGGT